GTTTGTGATGTCTTTACTTGTGGGGATAGCGCAGAACCAGAAAAGGCAGTAGAATATATGCAAGAGCAATTGAAGGCAACCGACATTGTTTCCAATAAATTTGAACGTCCTTTAGAATGAACATCTTTGCTACAGAGCAATGTCCACGAAAATCGGCAATTGCTCTGCCAGATAAGCATATTGTCAAGATGCCTTTGGAGTCTTGTCAAATGCTTTCTATCATTTTTTCAAAGTGGTATTATGATTGGGGCACACTGCCAAAAGCAGATGGCACTCCATACTCTACTAAAAAAGGTGCCTTTCGCAATCACCCATCAACAAAGTGGGCTGCAGAGACTCTATACAATACTGCTTGGTTGATTCAGCACGGTTGTGCATTGACTAGCGAATATCATTATAGGTATGGTAAGATTCATACCTGTGCTAAAACTCTATTTGAGGCGAAGAAACTATTTCATCGCAAAACAGAACTGGCAATCAATTGCCATATTCAGGCAAACAACTTTGCTCGTGCAATGCCTGAAGAATTTAAATATGATGATAGCATTGATACATTCACTGCTTACAAAATGTACATTGCTTCCAAACCTTGGGCGAAGGACAACTATCTCCGTAAACCTGAGCGTAAACCTGATTGGATTTGATTATGCGTGATGAATTTCTTTGGGTTGAAAAGTATCGACCCAAAACTATTGACGATTGTATTCTTCCTGAAGATACAAAACAGACATTTAAAAACTTCCTAGATAAAGGTGAAGTACCTAACTTACTTCTGGCTGGGCCTGCTGGATGTGGTAAAACCACTGTCGCAAAAGCACTATGTAACGAACTCGGGGTAGACTATTATGTCATCAATGGATCCGATGAGGGACGATTCCTGGATACTGTCCGAAACAATGCGAAGAACTTCGCTTCGACCGTCTCGCTTTCGTCAACTGCAAAACACAAAGTCATCATCATTGATGAGGCAGATAACACAACCAATGATGTACAACTCCTCCTACGGGCGTCTATTGAGGAGTTTAGTGGCAACTGCAGATTCATCTTCACCTGCAACTACAAAAACCGAATCATCGAACCACTTCATTCCCGTTGCGCTGTGGTTGAATTCGGAATTGGAGGAAAACACAAACCTGCCATCGCAGCAGCCTTCTTCAAACGAATCCAGGAAATCCTGGATACAGAGGGTATTAAATATGATAACAAGGTCTTGGTAGAACTCATCAACAAGCACTTCCCTGATTGGCGACGTGTTTTGAATGAGTGTCAACGATACTCCTCTGGTGGAGAGATCGACTCAGGTATCCTTGCAACATTTAGCGATGTCAAAATCAATGATCTCGTCAAAAATCTCAAAGACAAGAACTTCGCTGAAGTCCGTAAGTGGGTCGTTAATAATCTGGACAACGATTCTAGTGTACTTCTGCGTCGTATTTACGATGCTCTTTACGGCACCCTTGAAAACAATAGTATTCCTGCTGCTGTTCTCATTATTGCTAAGTATCAGTATCAAATTGCATTCGTTGCTGACCAAGAAATCAATCTTCTAGCAGCACTAACTGAAATCATGGTGGAGTGTAACTTCAAATGAAAGTACCAAATAAATCAGATCTAATTCATCTTAAAATTCAGGCAGCACTTAGGGAACATAATGTACCTAAGGAAGAGATTGAATACATGGGCCAAGTTTCTGCGACTGGTCAACATATGTACATGATCGCAGGAGAGCATCTGGTTTGTGCTGATCAGATTGAAGAATTTGAAAGAGTGGATGAAGAACAATGAAAAAGAAACAACGTCATCAAGTTAAGTCACGCTGGTATTACATCTTCTGGGGAACTGCAACTATATCTGTAGTTCTTGGTCAACTCTATGTTGGAACTGGCTATCGGTTGATGGCAGGAGCAGTTTTTGATATGATGAGGAATGGTGTTATGGTTGAGGTTGAATGATTATATCTGAACTTGATGCTTCGTGGGCTGCTGATGAGTTCATCAATTACTTTGAGAACTTCACGTCCATTGAAGACTACCTTCGTTATGTAAAAAAAGAACTGGTTACTCAGACTAGTCAACTTACTCCTTTGCAAGATGAGTTCTTCAATGAGGACATTCATCCTGAGGAGATGGAGTTTGACATCAAGTTTGTTGGTAATCGTTTTGCTAAATCGGTTCCCCAAGAACACTATTGCAATCTTCTAGCAGCAGTTTCCTCTCACAACAATGAGAGCAACATTCCTGGTAGAGAGTTGCGTTGGATGGTGTTTGAGAAGAAAACTCAGACTGTGGTTGGATTTATCCGTTTTGGATCTCCAACGATCAACTCCAGACCTAGAAATGTGTGGCTTGGTAAGGCACCTAATCTGTCTGTGTTTAATCGCCATGCCGCCATGGGATTCGTAATCGTCCCATCGCAACCGTTTGGATACAACTATCTTGGCGGCAAACTTCTGGCACTGATGTGTGTCTCTCACTTTGCTCGTGAGACTTTGAATGAAGTCTTTGAGAAAGACATTGCACTGTTCGAGACTACTTCTTTGTATGGGTCTACTACCTCAGCATCTCAGTATGATGGTCTGAAACCCTTCATGCGGTACAAGGGCCTGACTGATAGTAAGTTCCTACCTCTTCTGCACGATGAGGTCTTTCACCGCCTTCACGACCGTTTTACGACGCTTAACAACAACACTCCACTGACTGATAACAAGGCATCATCTAAGAAGATGAAGCGTCAGTCTAAAATGATTCGCATTATCAAGAACTCTTTGCAAGACAAAGAGAAACTGGAGCACTTCAATGCTGTGATCAATATGGCATTTGGACTCACCCAGAAGAAGAGATTTTATATTTCTGATTATGGATATGCAAACGTCAAGGAAGTTATCTGTGAGGAGCACGATAAACTCATTCCTGGACAGAACTGGGACAAGTTCCACCTAGATAACATACTTGCTTGGTGGAAACGCAAAGCATCTAAAAGATATGAGACCCTCAAGAGGGAGGGTAGGTTCAGAACAAAGGTCGAACTCTGGACAGAGGACGATGACATTCAAATTATTAGGTAATCAATATGCCAAATCCAAATCAACTCTACGAAGACATGGCAAAACTCAATGCACTTTATGAGGAACTCCTTTGGGATGCTGATGATGTTCTTGAGTTTAGTGCCGATTATAAGAACAACCAAATTGTAATTAGAAACAAGACTACTGATGAAGATGGAACTGAAAGACTGGCTTAATTCAATCAACTTTACTAAGGAGAATCTAGCAGAGGATCCTGAAGCAATTAAGTCATATCCCCCATACATTATTAATCGATGCCTGTCTGGTCATCTTGACTGCATTCTGTTTGCCAATGAGATGAACAAGAATCATCAGTTAAGTAAAGATATGCAATATTCTTTTTATCTAAATACTTTGAGGAAAAAGAAGAGATTCTCTCCCTGGCTCCGAAAGGATAAAGTCACGGACCTAGAAAGCATTAAACAATACTATGGTTATAGTAATGAGAAAGCATCCCAAGCTCTGAAAATCCTGACCAAAGAACAGATTAACTTTATTAAACAACGACTTGATGTTGGAGGGAAGAAATGACTACCACTGTGGAACCCACTTTTGAATGGTCACAAGAAAAAATGCTTGAGGTGGTTCTGAATGAACCAGATGATTTCCTCAAAGTTAGAGAGACCTTGACTCGTATTGGAGTTGCGTCCAGAAAGGAGAAAAAACTCTACCAGTCTTGCCATATTCTACATAAGCAAGGAAGATACTTTATCGTTCACTTTAAGGAACTGTTTGCTCTTGATGGCAAGCACGCTAACCTTACTCTCAACGATGTGCAGCGCCGTAATCGTATCGCTCGCCTTCTTTCTGACTGGGGCCTGATTTCGATCGTCAGAGAAGATGATACTCTTGACATTGCACCGTTGAACCAGATTAAAGTTCTCTCTTATAAAGATAAGGGTGAATGGATCTTGGAACAGAAATACAACATCGGTAAAAAGAAAACTGCCGTAGAACAATAAATA